CTTCACATAATCGCCGGCCGCGCAATCCAGGCTGAGGGCGCTGATGGTGCATCCCACATACCGCTTGATTGCCGCCTTGCGGTCAACGGCGATCGTGAGGCTGGGAAGCGCCTCGTTCACATCGCAGAGGCACATGGTGTGGGTGTACGAATCCGAGTCTCCCACCTGCGAGCAGGTGTCATCTCCCCCCAGAGCGGCGTGCAGGATGATGCCGGCCGATTCGGGTCGTAGGATGAAGCTCACCGAGCCCTCCACCGTCACTGCCAAGAGGTCCCGGTTCGTTGCGGTCTTGCTTCCCAACAGCGAGCCCTCGTCGCCTTTTTCGACCGCCACCTTGATGCTCTCGCTGGTCAAATCGACCAGTGTGGTGGGACTGGCAGCTTGGGCGAAGGAGGACTCCTTGCCAATTTGCAGCCGTGATCCCGTTCCTGTGTAAAATGCCATATACGTTACCTCTCTTGTATTCAGAATTCCTTGGACCACTGCAAATCAATGCTTGCCTCGATGGCCGTGACCGTTGAGCTTGCCGTGACGGCTGGGTAGTAGTCCATGTCGGTGATACGCGCGTCCTCGGTGAATCCTCCCAACGTGGGATCACCACGCACCAACAGGTACAGGGCGCTGTAGAGCGCGAATACACGTTTGACCAGAATCGCGTTGGGAGCGCTCTTGCACAGGATGAACACGGTTGCTCGCATGGTAGCCAGGTCGCTGTGCATCCCCAGCGGCTCGAGGTTCTCATAATCGGGTTGGATGTAGAGCATCGTGGGGCGTCGCATGCTGTCCACATCGGGAAAATCGATCTCCACGTTCGTTTCGTCGAACTGCTTCACAGCGATTTCCGGCTCAGGTTCCATCAGTGCAACCAGCGAGGTTGCGATCACCGCCTTCAGCCTTTCGAGTACTTGCATCTCGGTTTTCATCGTGTGTTCTCCTTCTCGATGCGCGCCACCTCCTTCTGCACCAACTGGTCCAGTTTCGTCTTGAAGGCCGTAGTGCTCAGGTATTTCTTCACCGGTGCGGCCACGAAATCCCGCTCGGGCAGCTTCACCGAGTGCACGCGCACCCACTTGCCGTCCTTCTGGAAGGTCAGATACCCTCCCTCCTTGGCGGTGATGCGGGCTCCCTTGGCCAGGGCGTAACCGTAGAAAACCTTGGTCTCTTGTGACGAAGCTTTGGCCTCGACGATGACGGCCTTGCCGCTACGGATCACGCGGCGGCTGATGCTCTTGTACAGCGCCCCGGTGCCTTTGGAGAGCCCTTGGGACTTGTAGGCCTTGCGTACCTGGCTCCTGGCAGCCGTGCCAATACCTCCCAGGATGCGCCGCATTACCTTATGCCGATTTGCTCCGAGGGATTCGAGGTAGGCGAGGGCCTCGGAGAGCTCGGGCTCGACCGAAACGCTTTCGGTGCTGTACTTTTTTCGTTTTTCAAACATGTCAGAACCCCAGGATGCGCAAGCTGTCCAGCGGTTGGAGGTACTTGCGGTAGTTGCTGTAGTTGACGAACGTGCGGCTGTTGTCGGCAAAACTCTTGCCCGTCAAGCCGATGTTCCCGCCGGTCTCGCTGAGCATGAGCGTCGCGATGCGCAGGATCGAGACCACGATCACCGAAGGCATCTGTTCGACTTCCCATCCCGCTGTGTAGCTCACGATGATATTGTGCTCACCGGTGGGGAACTTGGTGGCATGGTCGATGTAGCTGATGTAATCGTCGTTGGCTTTTACCAAAGCGGTATCCACCACGGTTGTTCCCACGGTGAGCTCTCCGACTGAGGTGATGTTGCGCGCGCGTAGGTACAGACGCCTGGAACCGGTCCCCGAGCACACGATATCGACATACTCCTGCTGCTTGGGATCGAAGCCCAAATACGAGGCCACGATATCCTCGGCAGTACAGAGGAAGGCACCCTTGAGCTGCACAGCCTCGGGAGAGTCCTCATAGTTGCCGCTGTAAGTGTTGAACATGGCGATGCTTGCGATCATGCGCTTCCTCCTTCATCGAAATGATGGACACCCCGGCTCTCACCGGGATGCCCCCATAAAATCTCTTATGCTTCGCTTACGATCAGCTGACCATCAGGCCTGCACTCCTGAGCTTTGCCAAGAGCGCATTGAAATCCACCACGAGCTCTTCGATGGTGGTCGCAGTGCTATCGCCTTGGCTGGCAGTGGGAGTGAAGTTTCCATCGGGCAGCCCCTCGATGAGTGCCGCAGGGTCGATGGTTACCTTCGCGTTCGCAGCGAGGATGACCTCGCCGCCGATGACCGTTTTCTCACCGCCTTGCTCGCGGTAGTTTTTCGTGTTGTATCCCATCAATTACCTCCCTTAGGCCTTCTGCTGCAGGACCTTGACGGCCTCTCCGAGGATCAATCGCCCATCCACACGCTGGGACCCGAGGAACCCCACCTGCCCGGTCGGAGCGAACAGTTCGCCCAGGCGCTTGAAGGTGCGTCCCTGGCGGTCGGCGATCCAGTAGTACGAGAAGTCCCCGAAGGCCAGCGTCTTCGCCCCGCCAGCGATCTCGGGCATGTAGGCCGAGGTCTTCACCGGACGGGACAGGATGGTATCGGGAGTGCCTGCAGTCAGCGAGGGCTGCCAGATGTACTGCCCGTTGCCGTCCTTGAGCTTTCTCAGTGCCTTGACGGTGGCATCGTTGGTCACCCACACCGCGTTCTTGCGATACGGAGATCGCAGTGCATAGTACAGGTCGATGACCTCATCAGCACTCAGGGTAGTTGCAGAGGCCGCGTTGACGCCGATCTGTGCACCTCCGGTGGCCGCGAGGATACCCAGGGGCTTGCCCGATCCGTCCCCACTAAAGAATGCCGCCTCTTCCTTGGCTCCGATGCGACGGGCGAACTCGGTGGCGATGTAGGACTCAATGTCGAACACACTGTCATTGATGAGCTCTTCGGAAACCTTGATGATCGTGCCCAGCTTGTAGGCGCTGATGGTCACCTGCCCGAAGCTGTCATCGCTCTCAGGATACGTTCCTTCCTCATCGATCCATGCCGCCTCACCCTTGGATGCGGAAATGGGAATCTTGCGATCGCCGCTTGCGGTCTGGATGATTTTGGCGATCGAGCGGAAGAGGTTCTCCTCCTCCAACGCTTGGATCAGGGTGTGCTCGAACTCATCCGGTACGAGGTAGCCGCCTTCGGTGTCGGTTCCCACCTGCAATGCGTTGCGCAAATCAGGGGTGTTCTCTCGGCGCCTCAGGAGGTTCCAGAATGCCTTCTTGTACTCGTCCGAAGCGCGTCCTCCTTTTTGTTCACCCTTGGGTGCACTTTCGGGACGACTGGTGATGGGGGAACCCACATGTGCGTTCAGCTCACGCTCGAACGCCTCGATGCGCTCCTGCCGCTCGATCTCGTGGCCCAAATCCACGATCTCGGCTTCCATTCGTTCGTAGGTGGTGGTATCCTCTGCGCCCAGGATGCCCTTGTCGTTGCGCCTGGAGTCGAGGAATGCTTTCGCCTGTTCCCAGGTCTTCGCGCGCTGTGCACGCATGTCGTTGATCTTTCCCATTGTGTCTTCTCCTATTGGGGTTTGATGAGATTCAGTCGTTTCTCGAGCTCGCCAAGGGCGGCTCTGCCTTCCTCAGGTGGCTCCTGGTCTTCTGTGATTGCATAGGTTTCGGTGATCTTGTTCATCAGTGAGAGCTGAGAGGTGCGCATCGAGAACGCATACGATGCCTCATTGGACGCTTTCTTCGCATCCTCGAGGATCGCATCGGCGAAGCCCAACTCGATGGCCTTCTTGGCATTCATCCACGTCTCGTTGTCCATCAGGTGGCTGATCTTCGCCCGGGTGAGGGTCGTCTTGATCTCATAGGCGTTGACGATGCTTTCCTTCACCTCGTCCAGCATGCCGATGGCCTTCTGCATGTCCTGGTGGTTGCCATAGGCGAGCGTCATGGGGTTGTGGATCATCATCAGGGCGGTGGGTGCCATCAGTACCTTCGTACCCGCCATCGCGATGACCGAGGCAGCGCTCGCTGCGATCCCGTCGATCTTCACGGTGATGGCTCCCGGATAATCCATGAGCATCGCGTAGATGCGACTCGCTGCGATGCAGTCCCCTCCGGGTGAGTTGATCCACACCGTCACCTCTCCGCTGTCGGCGAACAGCTCATCCTTGAACTGCTCAGGGGTGATGTCATCATCGAACCAGCTCTCCTCAGCGATCGTGCCTGAAAGCTCAAGAATTCTCGCTTTGCCTTCTTCTTGGCCCTGGTTTTTCCATTGCCAGAACTTCCTGTTCTTCATTACTCTCCTCCTGGGATGTGTCCGTAACCTTGTCTGCGAATGCCCCTGCCCGAGAGAGGGGGAGCATGTTTCCGTTGATGAGATAGAGGTTTCCTCCGTCCTCGTCGGCTATCTGATCCATGTCCTCCAGAGTTCGGATATCGTTGGCACTCATCCATCCGTTCTGGCGTGCGGTCGCGTAGCCTGTCATGCGGCTCTGATAATCGCCGCGCAGCAGCCCTTCGACGTTGAAACGAAAGAAATGCGTCTGCTTCTCATTCGAGTCCAACAGTGCACGCGAGAGAGATTGCTCCCAGCGGATCACCCACGGGTCGAGGGTGTATTTGACGAACTCCAGTGACTGCTGCTCGATGTTGCTGAACGAGGACTTCTCCAGGTCCCCCACCATGT